CTTGATGTTTTACTAATTGTCTTGCAACAAATATAGGTGCCTCTATTCTAAATGAAGCAAAGGCGTGTGCAAATGGCGACCAATGATCATGTTCTGCTAAATACTTAATTAATTTCTCATCTTTATTATCAAACTCTTCAGATACTTTATTATAGGAAACTCTAGCGGCATTGACAACCGATAAATCTGATCCCATAATTTTTATAACTTCTACTCTCATCTTAAAAAACCTCCACAATGTAAACAGAACCACCCATTTCTTATATGTTTAAATCCACATCTACCACAAATGATTATCATAGTTGTACATATCCCATAATGTAGGCTGTCCACCAAATAGCAAATGGTGAAAGGCCTGCTAGCATTATTATTATTTTAAATCTATTACTCATCCGAAAAAACTTTCTAGTGAGGCTTGTCGTTCAAAGTTCCATCCGATTGCACTCACTATAAATCGTAATGGATCTAAAAATGATTTCTCGAATTGAGCGTCATAATCTACATACTGTTTTAAACCAAACTCTCTAGGTAGTTTAGTTGGGAAAGATACAACATCATCCTTAAATGGGTTAGGCATTTTCAATGTTAAGAATTTAATCTTATCACCTTCTTTAATGGTCTCATACTTATTTAGCAATTTACTATCTTGTCTTAAATTTAGATTATAGATCAATGCACCTTTAACATGGCGAGGGGTACTCTTTTTATAAATGTGTGTATTATCTTGATACTTTAAAAGACCATTAACACTTCTTGGGAAAGATACTTCTTCAACAGGCAGTTCAATAAATTCTTTTTTGAATTCATCTATAAATTCTATCAAAGCACTTTCATCTTTAGTCATAATAACTTTTAGTGCCTCTTTAATTTTCTCTCTACACGCCTTTGGTGTAGATGACTTAACTGCCTCAATACCCATAATCTTTAGTTTAGGTTCTTCATAATCAACACCTTCAGAATTATATACATTGAGAATATATCTTTTCTTAGCAGTCCAGATACCTTTGTTGGCAATCACTTCTTTATCCATCACCATCTTTTGTCTGTAAGCGTGTGTGTAGTCAGCCAACTCTTGATACTTTTGATCAATATAAGGTTTAAGTTTCTGATCACAAAACTTGTCTAAAATATTTACAGTCTTTTTAATATCATCGCCGAGGCCCATTTTCTTCACAACAGCTCCCATACGAATATAGATTGAGTCTGTATCTGAAGCAACAACATAATCTACCTTTTCAGTTTTCAATAACTTATTAAGGTATTCATTGACTCGTCTTTGTATAAATCTAATTGAGTATTGACCTGCAAGTGTGATACCCTCTGCCTGTCTTACATCATAATATCTACAATACTTATTGCCGATAGCACCGTAGGCACTATTCAATGCAATCTTTCTTGCCATTTGTATATTATTATACTTAGAAATATTATTTTGAATTTGTTTATTGCCTTTATCTTTTTGCTGTTTCTTTTGCTCAACAATCATTAACTTTTTATATTTACTTCTATCTGTATAATACTTCTCCATCAACTCACCTAGGAACCCAGGTTTATCAGTTCTAAATATCGCACCGTTAGGTGTCATAGTTCTTTTCTCAAAATTAGAAAAATCAACCTCACGATCAAGCATTCTATCTACACTTGCAAGTTCAGGTTGAAACCCAATAATAGTTTCAGGTGATATATTGTACTGCATAATTAAATGTGGATACAAACTGTTCAAATCATAACTTACAATCCAATCGTGAAAACCTACAATAGGATCTTTAACATAGGCACCTTCATAACCACGGGCACCTTCGTGTTCTTCTTTTTGTGGTATAACTATACCTTTATCTTTTAAGAAGTTAAATATAATTGCATCCCACATTGTAACCTGTTGGAATACTTCTTGAAAGTTTACCTTTGCTTCATAGGCCATTGTTAAATGTAATTCAATTAGTTTCATCTTATCTTCTAATCTGTCAACTAATTCTACATCTTGAATATTATAATCTACGAATGATTGATAGTCCTTGGTGTACCAGTCTTTAAAAGTATCGTAAGGGTTATCATCTTTGTACTCACCGAGTTCTACACCAGCAATAAAGTTAAGACGATAACTCTCTTGTTTTGAATAAGTATATTTCTTATACAAATCTAGATAGTCTAAAGTTGATACGCCAAGAATGTCATAATGTTGAATCTCACCACCAAATTGTTTGTTTTGAGATTTTGATTCTACAATACCCCAAGGACTTAATTTAGCAGATTGATCTTCACCCATTAAATAGTTAATACGATTTATCACATAGGTCATATCGAAGAATTTACAATTCCAACCTGTGATTATATCAGGATCATATTCTTGCCAGAATTTAATAAATGCTTCTAACAGTTGTTGTTCAGTTGTGAAGTTTAGATATGTGACCTTTTCATTATCATTTTTATATTCACCCATACCGAATACGATAATGTCTTTTGTTGAATGTGATTTTACAGTAATACAAATCAATGGTTCTATTGCCGTTTTAGGATCAGGAAATCCATTCTCACAGGCAGTCTCAATATCAATCGTAATCGTATTGAGTTTAGATATATCCCATTCTATATTACCTTTGAATTCATCTGATATAAAAGCGTGTTGATGTCTAGTATTGCCAAAGAATTCAAACCCGGTTACGCCATCATATTGTTTTAACCATTCTCTTTGCTCATAAGTGCTATCGAAATTTATTCTCTCACACGGCCTGCCGTCAAGAGTTTTATACTTTGTTTCTTTTTTTACTGGAATGAATAGAGAAGGTTTATAGTTAATTCTTTTTTGAATTCTTTTACCGTTAACAATGGCACGAACTAAAAGACGACCACGGTGTGGTATAACGGATGTGTAGAACTTCATAGTATTATTATAACAAATTTACATTGGTTAGTCAAGCTCTTTGTTAGGTAAATGTGTAAAAACTTTTAGTAAACTAAGACCATTAGACTCATCTAATCTTTCACCAGGTATTGGTTTATTAATATCTAACCATAATGGCACACCCAACTTAGAATGATTTTGACAACTTCGCCATAAAATTCTTTTACTAGGATTTAAAGTATTGGCATTGTTTCTTGCGTGAATAGTAAGTAGTTGATCAAAGATTATAATATCACCATCTTCCCATTCGTGATCATATCTATACTTATCATTATCAATATAGTTGTCAAATATCTCCATAGAAAATTGTGAATCATCAATCATATCTTCAACCACAGCCATTGAACTAAATGTGTATTTACCCCACTTAGTTTCAATAGGACATTCAAATATAAATGGTATATCAATACCTTTATTACTAGGTACAGCTGCACCTAACTCTTTTGCTTTTATGATTCTTCTTGTATTATTACTAGGCGTGCTGTCGCTGTATAATTTTTTTATATGATTTACAGCACTATACTTAGATTCAGTAATTTGTCCTGCGTCTAGTAAAACTAATTCTCTCGCTACATCTTGAGGATCATCATAAGAGAATTGTAGCATTCTTCCTATTCTTGCTCTTAATATTTTTGATTTATCTTTTTGCTCTTGAGTAAAATCTGAGTATGCTCTGTTTACATTTGATACAGGAGTTATACTGCCTTTTGTGTGTTGAACACCATATAAAGATACTAGATTACCGTACTGGTGTGTAAAATGATTGGTTAAATTTGTATGAAAAACTAAATCCTTAATACCGAATAGTCCTCTAGGTCTGCCACTAACCTCTTGTATCCAAGGAAAATCAGAATTAAACCATCCCATAGGATTGAGATAGTCTAAATCATTTTCGTTATGATACTGCAGGCCTGTACCGTACTTAATACCATCTTGCTCAAATTTAGTATCTGAATTTTTATTTAAGTATGATCGCTTTGCTTTCTGTATTACTTCGTTAGGGTCATTAGGTTTTAATTCATCACCATAGATCCAACTCTCCCAATCAATAATATTATCTCTAACTAATTTATATTGATTATGTCCAAAGGCACTTGAAAGTCTTGAGAAATCTTTTAACTCTAGGTCTTGTTTTTTTAAAACGATACACCCATAGTGTAGTAAAAGATGGCCTAAATCTTTTAATTGATTTTCGTCTAGTTCTTTTACTTTAAGATCAACAAAGGCTGCGTTGCCATTTGCTAATTCTTCAATCACTATTCAGTAATTAAACCTTTAGGTGTCTGTATTAGTCCACTACCAAAGTTTTTATTATAATGATTCAATAGATCAAGACCAGGTTCTTCCATTAAAAGAACATCATCTTTAGCAATATTAATTTCTCTTGAATCTGTAAATGGGAACCAAGGGGCGAATTGTAGAGTGCCTTGACCACTCTCACCTGCACCAACAAAACCTAATGCCATAGGTTTCTCCATAGTATATTTGTCTTTCAACTCACTTACTTTAGCAATTATAAAATCGCCTACTTTTAATCGTAGGACTTTCACTTCACTTGTCTTAGCCATTATGCTTTCCTCATGTCAACATCAAATGGTGTGGTTAATAAGTATTTTCTAGCAGGATTAACCATAACATTTAATCGTTTCATAAATTTCCTATCTAATAGGATAGGTGTGCGATCTTCTCTATCATCTATTGTAAAGAGAGTGTCGCTATAGATGGTGCCTGCAAATTCAACATCTAATTTTATTAGTGGGCGATCTTCGTCATAATCTCTAAGACCTCCTACTTTAATATTGTCCATTCTAACTAAGTTAGCAGAATATCTTTTATCTAATAACTTCCAACTAACTTTTTTGCCTTCTACTTTAATATCTTGTCCGTGAATAACATTCTGTCCACTATTACCTGTGTCAAATTTAGCAACTAGTTCTAAATTTCCTAGTTTTATAATTTCTTTAAATCCACATTCAGTTGGAACATAAACCCAATTATCTCTATTTTCAAAGTATTCTATAATCTCTTTTGATATATTTCTGTTTGTTGCCTGTTCAACTCCTTCAGTACCAGCAGAAGAGTTTACTTCAATAAAAAATGGTTCATCTTTTTCTCTATTCTTAGCAGGTATAAAATCAACACCAGTCCATAACCCGCCGACTGCTTTTGCAGCCTCAATACATTTTGTTATTTCTAATTCTGTAAGTTTTAATTCTTTTGCTTTTGCACCTTGAGATATATTGCTTCTAAAGTCGCCTTCTAAAACATCTCTTCTCATAGCCGCAATAACTTTACCACCTAAAACATGGACTCTGGCGTCATATTCTGTTGGTATATATTCTTGTAATAGTAAATCTGAATCTTCATCTTGTTTGTATAATACTTGCACTAGACTTGTTAATGATTTTTCAGACTCAACAAATAATACACCTA